GTAGATGATCCAACTAATGCAGGTAATACCCATCATTATGAATGTATAGTGAGGTAATTATATGGATGGTTGGAAAGTTTGGTATGGAGATAAAGTAATACAATTGACGAATATTGCATGTGTAGAAGCAGTTCGTAAAACTGGGGAAATTGTTTTAGCAGCTGCAAAAAATGAAGTTCCTTTGGACGAAGGTACTCTGAGAGATTCTGGAATAGTTATCATGGCAGCAGGTAACGAGCCAGCGTGTTGTATAACGTTTGGTGGTGGTCAAGGAACAGGTTTTCCTATAGTACCCTATGCAATAAGATGGCATGAGACAACAGCAAATTTCCAACATGGAAGAAAAGCTTTTTATTTAAGAGATCCTTTTAATAGGTTGGCAGCTAATAAGTTAAAAGACTTTATAAAAGAAGAGGTGGAAAAGATATTATGATAGCTGATGAATTCTGTAAATGGTTAGATAATAATGGATTTGGAAGTTTTTCAGATAATGGAAACATATTTGATAATTTCCAGCCTAATGATCCTGATAATCAAATAGCTGTATATGACTATCAAGCGCCATCAATTCCTGAATCGAGTTCTTTAAGTGTTGACCAGATAGGGATCAGAATTGTTGTAAGAAACAATCAAAAACAAGAAGCAAAAAGAATTTTAATGGAAATTCATAAAAGTTTTATTGGTTTTGGTGGATCTCCATTAATTGCTGGAAGTGATAATATTGTAACTGCTAGTTTTGTTGATATTGTACCTTATGGAATAGGTAAGGATGATAATAATAGGCATGAATATACTGTAAGTTATAGATTGAGAATAACAACAATTGAAAATGCATATAGATTATAACGAAAGGAAGTGATTGTATGTCAACAGTAAATACAGGGTATGAAGTTAAATTCGCAGGAACTGCCGTTCTTATAGATGGATTAGTTGTTGCAAAAGTAACAGCTTTTAACAATGATACTAGTATTTCAGAGGAAGACGTTACCGCAGCTGAAAATGTTATTCCTGGAACTGATGTTTTGCATGGAGAATTTACCCCGATTGCAGTAAATGAAACAGCAGCAATTGAAGGAATAACTATAGAAAGAACTACTTCTGGAAGAGATGTTGGTCAAAGTGAATTAAAAGATGCAGCACAAAAAGGTAAAATAGTTACAATAAGAAGAATAAGAAATACAGGTTATGGAGATATTCTGAATGGCTTTTTTACCGCATTTAATGAAACTGGGGATGTAAGTGGTGTATATAAGTTTAAATCAACATTTAGAGTTAATTCAGTAACTGAGGTAGTGCCAGGTAGTTAATTATATGAAATGAAAATAAGAAAGGAATAATAAATATGACAGAAGAACAAATAAAAATTGAAAATGAAAAAAGACTTGAATTGTTAGAAAATAAATTTGAAGAGATAAAAGAAAGGCAAGAAAGTGAATTAACTTACGACTTCGACAAAGCCTTAGAAGAATATGTAAAAAAGAAAGAGCGTTTTACAGTTAGATTTTTAGGCAAGATATATGAGTTACCACAATCAGTGCCTTTTAATTTCTCAACTTTTTTTCTCAGATATTGCGTAAAAAAAGTTGGTGGACAACAAATTGTTTCGATACCTGATGATAAGATTTTACAATTTATAAAGTTGATGTTTGGACAAAAATTTTTAGTAGCATTAGAAACAAGTAACGATGTAAATGTAAGTATTGAGTTCGTAAACGAAACCATTGTTCCACTTGTAATGAAACAATGGGGATATGATATAGATAATGAGAATGTTAAAGACTTACAAAAAAAAATTTCGAGCCAAGGATTGTAATATGGGCATGGTCTGCTTTAGAAGCTGATTTTTTACGCTACTATCAAATAGATTTAAATAGATGTTGTTTTAATAATGAAATCACATGGCGAAGATTTATTGTATTAGTGAAAGAATTGCCAAACGATTCAGCGTATGCAAGATGGTTACAAAATAAAGAAAATAGAAATTTTGTTGAGTATGATGACGAATTAATAAATACTAGTATAGACAAAATGAGGTGAAATGATGTCATTTGTTATTGGAGAATTAACTGCAAGAGTTGATGCAAATACAAATCCATTTAATCAAAGATTGAATCAAGTTAGAGGAACGGGTAATACTTTTATTTCAAATTTTGGAAGTTCATTAAATTCATTGGGAAGCAAATTCACAAGTATTGGAAGTTCATTATCTAAATTTGTAACATTGCCATTGGCAGCAGCTGGGGCTGCTGTTTTAAAATTGGGTACTGATTTCGAAACATCAATGGAACGTATTATTGGTCTTGTAGGAGTGAGCAGAGAGCAAGTTAATCTATGGAAAAAAGATTTAATAAAATTAGGACCAGAACTTGGAAAATCTCCAAATGAACTAGCAGATGCATTATTTTTTATAACATCGGCAGGTTTAAAAGGTGCTGAGGCTTTAGATATTTTAACTATGTCAGCAAAAGCATCTTCGGTTGGTCTAGGTGAAACAAAAGTTGTTGCGGATCTGGTAACTAGTGCAATGAACGCATATGGAAAGGAAAATTTATCAGCTTCAAAAGCAACAGATATATTAGTAGCAGCAGTCCGAGAAGGAAAAGCCGAAGCAAGTGCATTGGCTTCGGCAATGGGAGGGGTATTACCTATTGCGTCAGCTATGGGAGTTGAATTTGATGAAGTATCAGCAGCAATCGCAGCAATGACAAGAACTGGAACGGATGCAAATACTGCTTCGGTACAGTTAAAAGCAATATTGGCAAGTTTGTTAAAACCTAGTAAAGAAGCAAGTGACACACTATTAATGATGGGAACTTCGGCAGAAAAGCTAAGAAAGAAGTTAAGAGATGATGGATTACTCGCAACATTAATGGAACTTGATAAATTAACTAAAAAATATGGTGAAGATACAGTCGCAAAAGTTTTCCCTAATATTAGGGCATTATCTGGTTTTCTTGATTTAATGGGAGGAAATGTTGAATCAAATGTAAAAATATTTGATAGTTTGAAGAATTCTACAGGAATGTTGGATGAAGCATTTAAGGGCACTCAAGAAACGTTGGAGTTTAAATTTAATAAAGCTTTAAGCCAATTAAAATCAGCTGCATTATCATTTTATGATGTGCTTAAAAAAAGCTTAGTTCCAATAATTGATAAATTTTCAAACATTTTAGGGCTTTTAACTAATAAAATGAATCAATTATCACTTCCCCAGCAGGAAATAATAGTTGGATTACTAGGAATAACAGCAGTATTGCCATTAGTAATATTAGGATTTGGAAAGCTAATGACTTTCGTTGGTGGAAGCATAGAATTATTATCTTTAATTGCTGGAACAATAGCATCAATTGGTGCTCCTGCTTTAATTGTTATAGGTGTTTTGGGCAGTCTAGCTCTTGGTTTTGGAGCTTTAATTTTATCATCTGAAAAAGTGAGGAAAGCAATTAGAGATAATTTTGGAAATATAGTAGACAAGATAAAAGATTCGGCAGGTTTTATAATTAATCATTTTGATGAAATAAAAAAAGCATTTTGGGAATTTGTTGATGCATTAAATACAGGTGAATTCGGAGATTTTACGGTAACAATGAGCAAATTAATTCCTCAGAATTTAAAAGATGATTTCCATCAAATGGTGATCGATTTTGTTGCGTTTAGGGATAAGGTTATTGAAGTTCGTGATAACTTAATAGAATTTGGTGAGAAAATTATAAAATTTATTATCCCTATTTTTAAACAAGTAAAAGATGTTTTTAAGGATTTTGATGTCGAACCAATTATTTCAGCTTTTAATGATTTGTATCAATCATTAGAACCATCTATCCCAATGTGGAAAGATTTATTAAAAATTGCGACAGGTCTTGCACTTTTAATAGGAGGATCATTACTTGGTAATATTGTTGCATTTATAAATATAATACCTGAGTTAATTGCAGCTATTCTAAATATTATTACTATTTTTACTTCATTTTTTGATATGTTATTAGGTTTTGTAACTGGTGATAGTAAAAGAGTTAATGAAGGATTTTCATTACTTTGTAAGAGTATAGAAGATTTATTTT